CGGCGGGCGTTGCCGCGATCGGCCTACTCGTCGGCTCCGCTTTGCAGTAGCTCCTCGACCCGCAGCTCGCTGGCACCCTCGTCGAGCGCGCCCTCGGCGTGGTGATGCCCGGCCAGGATGTACCATTTGCCCTGACGCTCGACGACCAGCGGCTTCTCCGCGCCCTGGCCGTGCTGGCGGTAATCGGCCGCGTCGTCCTCGACCCGCTCGTCGTCGACGACACGCTGGGTCGCTACCAGGTCGCCGATCGGCACCGTGCGGGTCCGCGTCTTCGGCGCCTCGCCGCGCGCCATCGCATCGCGAACGATCTGCCAGGCAATGTGCCGAATGTCAGCTTCCGTAATGTCGTCGGCCAGCGGCAACTCGACCGGCCGCGCGTTCTCGGCGGCAACATGCCCCCTGTCTTCGCCGGCTTTGCTAACGATGCCGCTGATCAAGCGCCACGGCGGCGGCAGGTCTACAGCCTCTCCCAGCCCTCGAGCCGCATCTCCTTGGCCAACTGCCGCGCCACGTCCCGCGCGCGCTCGGCGAAGAAGCGCTCGAGCTTCGTCTGCAAGCGGGTCTTGGTCCGGTCCAGCAAGGCTATGTTGCGGCGGCTCTCCCGCCGCTTGGCGAAGAGGGTCGCCGGCGACTTTGCCTACCCCGCCCTTGCCCGGTTTCGCCTTCCCGCCGGCCTCGGCGCCGCCCTCGGGCTTCTCCGGTTTTGCCGTCGTCGGCTGCTTTTTGCCGCCTGCCGGCGGTTTTGTGCCGTTCTTCGACGGCCGTGCGCCGTTTTTCGACGGCGGCGATTTTCCGCCGGCGGCTGGCGGTCGATTTCGCGCGACTACACCCGCACCAGCCGGCACCACGACCGGCGGCGGCTCGGGCGGGTTGAGGATGCTGTCGAGGGTGACCGGACCGGTGCCGGTCTTGAACATGATCTCGTCGCCGCCCTCGATGGGGTCGAGGCCCAAGAGGTCGCGCGCTTCGTTCAAGGTCTCCAGCCCGGCGCCGACCAGCTCGACCAGCATGTCGGCTTGGTCTTTCGGGTCGACCGGAGCGATGTCCGACCAGGAGAATTCGAGGTCCGGGTGGCCCATGCGGCGCTGGATGATGCCGTCGACCAGCCTTTTGACCCAGCCCATCAGCGGCGCCAGGCCCTCCTCGAGTGCCGCTTCCTGCGCGCTCTCGGCGGTGTTGCGGTTGACCTGCTTGGTGAAGGCGGTCGGCGGCAGGCTAAAGGCGAAGCAAATCACCCGGGCCCGCCACTCGTCGAAATCGTCTTTGAGCGGCGCTTCCTTGATCGACTGGTATTTGGCGCCCTCGGGTCCCCATAGGAGCTTGGTGCGCTCGCCCGTGTTGCCGGCGAGCTTGCCGTCAAACCAGTCCTGAAACTGTGCGATCTGCTCGGGTGTCCAGCCCGTCGGCGCATTGACCAGACCGGGCGGCACATTGCCCTGCGTGAAGTGCTGCAGCTGCATCACGCCGCGGCGGATCGAGGTGTTGATCGTCAGCACGATCTGCTCGACCGGCGAGAAGCCGTAGAGGTGGTCGGCGCGCTGATTGCGCGGGAAATAGATCAGCTCCTGATCGGTGAACTGGTCAACGATCTCGCCTTCCTCGGTGTTGGCGCGGGTGCCGTCCTCGAGCAATACCCATGGCCGACCGTGAATGATCTGCTCAAAAGCCGGAGCCGGCGGCCGCGGGCGGCGCCCGGTGTCGTCGATCAGCACCTTGATCGTCGACCCGTCGATGATGTCGAGCCCGATGACGTCGCCACCGCGATTGCGCCGTGGTTCGATCGCCGGCGCGTCGATGACCAGCACCTGATCCATCAATTGGCGCAACCACGTCGCAAATGGCGTGATCCCGTCGGGGTATTGCCAGAACTCGGTCAGCTGCTGGATGCGCTTGTCGGTGCCGGACTTCTTTGGGCCGTCCTCGTCGCGCGGCTTGATCGTCCAGCCGAGCTTTTCGATCTGGTCCTTGCGGGTCTCGATGCACAGCCGCGTGATGTCGTCATTGGACAGTGCCTTGAGCTCGGCAAAGCCGATCGGCTCAAACGAGCGTGGTGTATAAATGTAGTTGATGCCCACCGGAAAGTTGTAGCGGCGGGTGCGCTCGTAATCGGGCGGCACCAGTGGATAACCCGGTGCAAAGAGCCCGCCCGATGGCTGGAAAACCGGCGCAAACTGGGTGATGTCCGGGGTCCGTCCATTAGGCGTGGTGGCATAGCTGTAGACCGGCGCGCCTCTGCCGGGCTGACGGCCGCGGAACGGCGCCATCAGCGTATTGACCATCCCGACGAGTGAGGTTTGGGTTCCACCGCGCGGCATGTCAGGTCACTCGGTATTGCGGCTGTTGATCATCTGAAACCACTCCACCGATCCCGGCTGCGGCGTCGGCTTGGGTTGAGCAGCGCGCTTGGCTTCTTCTGCCGCCGCCGCTTCTGCCGCCTGTTGCCGATACAGCTCGTAGATGTTCATGCCCGGCGCTTGCGCGTGCATCAGCTCGACGGCACCGGCGAACGCGTCGACATCATCGTCGTGCATCAGGTCCGGGAAGCCCTCGAGCGCGCGGAAGAAGTCCTCGTTCCACGGGCCGCGCAGAATCTTGACGTTGCCGGCACGGCACTGTGCCGAGGCGGGCCCAAAGCGGGTTACCTTGTCGCCGGTCTCGGCCTCGGGCATGACCCAATAGCCGGCCAGCATGCGCACGTAATTGAGAGTCTGCGCCTTGCCGGCCTGGCCCGGGTCCTTGCCCCAGCCGATCTTGCAGGTCTTGCCGTCCTGGCTCGCCGTGTTCTTTAACAGCTGCTCGACCTCGAACGGGCCGACCCGTTCGCGGATCACGTCGAGCACATAGAGCCCGCCAAACTCGTCGCGGCCGAGCTTGACGCCGACGGTCCAGTCCGGGTCGTTGTCCGGGGTCTTCTCGGTCGCCGCCAGATCCCAATAGCGCACGGTGTCGCGCAACGCCGGGAAGGCGTCGACCATCTCGCACCAGCCGCGCTTGAAATAGAGGCCTGCAGCCGGCCGGATCTTCCAGTTGCCCCCCAATAGGCGCTCGCGCTCGACGACCGGCATCGCCAACAGATTGGCGAGGTAATCCGGGTCCTTGCGCATCAGCGCGGCGTTGTCGTACAGCCTGCCCGGAATAAAGGTCAGCGACTTGATGCGCGGCCGATCGACGCCGGGCGGCAGGTCCTCCAGCTTTGGCAGGTATTGGCGCAGCGGCCCCGGCCGGTCATCCCAAATGATCTTGTCGCCAAGGCGAACGAAATAGCGCAGCACGCCGGCCCGCTCGGGGATCGGGTAACCGGTCTCCTGATCGATCCACCAGGCAATCAGCTCGGCGACAAAACAGTCCGGGTCGGGATTGCAGGTGGCCCGCACATAGGGCCGGACCCCGCAGGTCGACCGGTTGCGGCTGAGCATGTACCAGAACTGATACGCGGTGAACTGCGTCAGCTCGTCGAACAGGATCAGTGCCAGTTGTGAACCGTGCCAGTCGAGCACAGTGAGCTCGGCGACCAAGTGCGCCATGCGCAGCTTGCCGCCACCCGCCCAGAGGAACTCGTGGTGCCCCGTGCGCGGCTCGCCGCCGATCTTCGTAAAAAAGCGCAGCCCTTCGTCCCACACCGCACCAGGGTTGGTGATTTGTGGGGTCGTGCGGCGGAACAGCACCGCATCAAACGCCGGTGTGCGCGGCAAGTACCGTGCGGCCTCGAGCAACAGCCCATAGGTCTTGCCGGCGCCGGCAGCGCCGCCATAGATCGCGATGTCAGCCTTGCTCGTGATGAATGTGGTCTGCGGCCCGGGCTGCGGCTTCAGCTGGATCGCGTTAGCCGGTATCGTCGGCGTCGGCTTCGGTGAGCTCGTCGTCAGCGTCACTATACTCCCGGCCATTGTCTGGAAGCACTACGACATATTGGTGTTGCGCATCGGCGGGATTGGCAGGCTGGTTGTCCTTGTCGACATAGCCCACGCGTTCGACATAGCCGCGCTCTCTGCCTTTGGTCTTCAAGTAGAAGATGACCGCTGTCATGTTGTCGGCAGCGATGCCCTTGATCAGCGCGGTCTCCGCCAGATCGAGCGTGTCCTCGACGATCTCGTCGCGAAAGCGTTGGAGCGAGGGGTGACGCCTGATGTAATTGCGCACCGTCGCGGGTGCACATGAGCCATAGGCCTGCTCGAGCTTATTGGCCGCACCAATGACGATGCCGCCGGACGCGCGCAGTGCGTCCTTGACGTGCTCGAGCTTAAACTTCTCGGTCACCCGCGCCCTCGATCTGGTCGAGCCGCTCGATCGCCAGTTCGGCCATCATGCGCAGCGCCATTGCGGCATTGTGGACATTGGTCTGTTTCTTGGTGCGCATCGTCGCCTCGAAGAACGCGTCGAAGTCCTCGAAGCGTCCGACCAGCACAGTCGGCGGGACCGTGCCGGCTTTGATGCGCTTCAGCGCCTCGCGAAAGATCTCTGCGCTCTGCGGCAGGAAGTCGACCACCATCTGCTCAAACAGCGGCGGCCGCACGCTGAGTGCGGCGATGTCGAGGGTCGGCACCTTGAAGCTGTCCTCGGTCAGACCGGTATATTCTTTGAGCGCCAGCGACAGGCTTTCGTAAAACGCGCGCAGGCGGTTCGGATCGTCCTGGCCGACAATCGCATTGTGCGACAGCGCGATCGCTCGGCGCCGGTCATCATCGATCCGGGTGATGATCTCGACCACGTCGATCTCGGTCAGTCCGGCGGCTTCAGCCGCGTCGACCCGGTGGTTGCCCGACAGCACCAGCAGCGGC